GAGATTAGTATGAGTTTTTTAAGACACGTAGGGAAAATTGGTGACCGAAAGGTTGCTATTGTATTCAGAGAAGTACCAAATGAGTCACACATGTGTTTAGTTGTATTCACTGATACATTAAACAGACACATTCACGACCCAATGATGAAATGCATTGAAAGTGATATTGGTCAGAGTAGTCAAAATCTAGCTGACGCATTAAACCGAACACATACCCAAGATGGTAAATACATCTTGCAAGTGTTACATGGTCAAGGTATGTTAAAGAAAGTACAGACAGAAACTGTAGTTGTAACACCTAACGCTAGTACTAGAATTAAATTAAGTGAATTAAATAAAATTCTAGATGAGATGGAACAAGGTGAAGCGGCAGTGAAACGTCTTGCTGAAATTGACGGTAACCGCGGGATGCAGAGTACTGAATCACTTGCAAAAAATATGCGTGATCGTAGTACTCCACCAGTAGTAGAAGCCGCTGATGGATTGTTAAGTGATAATGTATTAGCAAAAAATTTACGCAGCCAAGCATCAAAGATGGAAGCAGAAGCTAAATTGTTATTGACAGAAAGTCAACGTTTACAACAAGAAGCATCTAGCTTAGATGGTATTGCAGTACAATATGCATCTACTGACACAACACCAGTTGCTAAAAAACGAGGCCGACCAGCTAAAGTTAAAACACTTGCGTAAGTAAAGAATGACCCCAGACTACATTAAAAAGTGGGAACATATTCTTGAGGATGTTGATAAAGTTAAAGTACCGGTACAATTCATTCGTAAAATTGTAGTGAGGATGACAGGTAAAAAACAACATACAATCAATATCCAATCTTTAATGAAACAAGGATTAGACCCCCATGAGGTGGAAGAAGTTATTTCACGCAAGTTGAACGAACTCGATCCTCTCATTACTAGTTTTGAATTTGTACTCAATGTTGAGACCATTGCAGAAACTGTGCAACCAGAAACAGATAAACTATTAGGTAAACTATGAAACAGTATTTGGATTTGTTGCAAGATATATTAGACAACGGAGAAACAAAAGATGATAGAACTGGCACTGGCACTATTAGTGTGTTTGGACGTAGCCTTCGCTTTGATTTGCGTAGGGGTTTTCCCGCAGTCACCACAAAAAAACTAGCATGGAAAGCATGTGTAGGTGAACTATTATGGTTTATCGAAGGCTCTAGTGATGAACGTAGGCTAGCAGAGATTACACACGGTGATCCGGAAGGAAAAGTTACCATCTGGACACCAAATGCTCTCGCACCCTACTGGAAACCAAAAGCAAAATTTGAGGGAGACCTTGGACGAGTCTATGGAGTACAATGGCGTCACTGGAACAAATATCGTACAGAAAAAGATATGGGTCTAGCACACAAGGGTGGTACACGCCTTGCAGTAGACAAGATTGAAGTCGACCAATTAGCGAATCTCATAGAAGGACTGAAACAAGATCCTAATGGACGCCGGCATATTCTAAGTGCTTGGAACGTGGGCGAGTTAGACCAAATGGCACTTCCGCCTTGTCACGTTATGAGTCAATTCTATGTCAACAAAAATAAAGAACTATCTTGTCATATGTATCAGCGTAGTGTGGATGTGTTTCTTGGTTTACCTTTTAACATTGCTAGCTATGCGTTACTCACTCATTTGATTGCACATCATTGTGGTTTGCGGGTAGGTGAGTTGATTATTAGTACAGGAGATACTCACATTTACAAAGACCATGTTGAACAAGTCAAAGAACAATTACAACGTGAACCTTATCCATTACCTACACTGATGTTAAATGCTTCAAAGACTGATATCTTTGAAATGACAATGCAAGATGTACAATTAGAGAACTATCAAAGTCATGGACCAATTAAAGCAACTATGGCAGTCTGATACAGAGGATCAGAAATCTATTACCTATACAGTTAAAGTTCTTAACGTAGGTGATGTAGAAGATCCTGACATATATGTTGGACAACATATATGGGAGTGGCAAGGTACTGAAGCCGGTAGGTGGATAATGGATAATTCCGCACCAGCGCCTAGTTGGCATCGTAGTGTTGACCGTATCACTTATGGTTACAAGTATGATATCAAAGCATATCTTACTCCAAAGCAACTAACCTATTTTAAGTTGAAATTCGAATGAAAATATTAGTAACAGGTGGATATGGTCTAATCGGACACAATGTCGTTAGTCGTTTAGAACAGCTAGGTCATGAAGTATCTATTATGGATACTCAAACAACCTATGGTATCATCCCTCAAAAAGAACTTGACTATCTGTTATACGAACGGCGTAAAAAGTTTAATAGCGAAATATGGTTACGAGATATTAGTAACAGTGAACAGGTAGATAGAACTTTCTACCTAGAAGAACCAGAGATTGTAATTCACATGGCAAGTTTTCCTAGACAGAAAGTTGTCAACAGTAACCCGGCATTGGGTAGTCGTGTGATGAGTGAAGGATTACTTAACTTGCTTGAAGCAAGTGTAAAGTACAAAGTTCGTAAATTCATTTATATCAGTAGTTCAATGGTATATGGTGACTTTAAGGATGATGTTACTGAAGATGCTATATGTAAGCCGCAAGGTCAGTATGGCATTATGAAACTAGCAGGCGAGTGGCTAGTTAAAGACTATGCACGTAGAGATAATATGGTTTACACAATCATTCGTCCTAGTGCTGTTTACGGACCTCTAGACGTAGAAGATAGAGTTATTTCTAAGTTTATGCTTACTGCGATGAGAGGTGGAACCCTGAATGTCAATGGAGCAGGTGAGACATTAGACTTTACTTATGTAGATGACGCGGCAGATGGTATTGTTGCGGCAACACTAAGTGATAACACCGAAAATAAGACTTATAATATAACAAAGAGTCACAGCTACAGTTTGCTAGATGCGGCAAATCTAGCAGTTAATATTGCTGGGTCAGGGACAGTAAATGTCCGTGATAAAGACCCGGACTTCCCTAGCAGGGGAGCATTGAATATTGATGCCGCAAGAAAAGACTTCGGATTCGACCCCAAAGTTGACGTAGAAGAAGGTTTCCGTAACTATCACCAATGGTTATCTAATTCTACATATTTTACTAAATAACATTATGTGGATAATATCTATTTTGCCCGAATGGGCGTTTCATCTAATTCTCACAATGGGAATTATCGGCACGGTTGCTGGATTTGCTTTAGGCATGATTCCTGCAATCAGACAATATAAACTACCAATTCAAGTCATTAGCTTACTTGTACTTTCTTTAGGATTGTACTTAGAGGGTGGGTTAGCAGACTACAAAACATGGGAAGCTAGAGTTAAAGAGATGGAAGCTAAAGTAGCTGTAGCCGAAGAAAAAGCTAAAACTGTGAATGTGGAAGTACAAGAAAAGATTGTCACACAGACTAAAGTTATCAGAGAAAAAGGTAAAGACATAATCAAGTACATTGATAAAGAAGTCATAAAGACTGAAGAAGTTATCAAGTATGTTGAGAACTGCCCCGTACCTAAAGCAATCATTGATATACATAATGATGCCGCAATATTAAACAAAGCCGCTGAACCAAAGGACAAGAAATGAAAACATTGATTGTATCATTGGCAATTGTTCTTGCAGGATGCAGTACTACTGTTCCTGTAGCTAGGAAGTTTCCTGAAGCACCTGAAGTTCTAAAACAGAAATGTGAAAGTCTTAAGTTAATAGAGGGTGATAAAGTAGCTATTACAGAAATGTTAAAAGTTATTGTACACAACTATTCACTATACCATGAATGTTCTACTAAAGTAGAAGGTTGGAATGAGTGGTATGAAGCTCAAAAGAAAATCTTTAACGAAGTCAAATGAAATACATCATACTACTCGTATCATTAATGATTTCGGGATGTGCTAGCAAAGATTACTCGGTGTATGTAGAAGCGCAGAAATCTATATCCAGAGACATTACTGTCACGGAAACCACTCGTATGCTAGCTATATCGGAGATGTTAAAAAGTCCCGATCCTAGTGTTAGACAGAACGGGACTTTGTTACTTCAACAAATGCAACAGTCCAGACAGCCTGTTGTAATTGAATTACCTAAGAATATATTTGGATTTTAATTACACCAAGAAGTCTTAGCTTCACCGTAATATTCACGTGCAAAACCCTGCTGGATAAGCATACCTCTAAGACTTTTGCCGTCTAGAATAACGTCACCCAAAACACGTCCGCCGTACTTATCCCAGTCCATTAGTATAATTTGCTTCTTTTGTGCATTAGCAATTTGTTGTTTTGTAAATGCAGTAGCAGCCTCTCCACGCTGTGCTTCACTTGGGCATTGTGCTCTATGACCCTTTTCAGGAGTATCAACGCCAAATACACGAATACTTAGTTCGGGTTTTAACGGCGCAGGTAAGAATGGTGCTTGAAATGCAATTGTGTCGCCGTCAATAACTCTGGTAATCAATGCATCATACGTGACACCTGCTTTTTGTTTTTGAGCGAACGCTGTGGTCGCTAAAGTAGATAATAGTAGTATATATAGTATCTTGTTCATAAATGCTCCTGTTAATATACATATATTTAGTCAGACACAATATTAAAACGGCAATACTAACGATAAATATAATACAATCGGAATATTCATATGGCAACAGCTCCACGTACAATAGAACTTATAGATATTGGTCAATTACCCAACGACGGTACAGGTGATCCTTTACGTGTTGCGTTTGACAAAATTAACAATAACTTTGCTAGTATCCCGTTATTAAATCAGGGTGGACCGAACGGTGCATTACAATTTAATAATGCTGGTTTTAGTGGTGGCATTGCTAACTTAGTTTTGGATGTAGGTAACAACAAAATTAACATGGACACTGATATTATACCAATTACAAATAACACAGTTGAAATCGGTAGTAGCCCACTGAGAATTGCTAATGTTTGGTTGAGTAAAAATGATTCGTTACATATAGGTAACGTTGGTATAAGTGAAAACTTTGATGTATTGAGTTTTTATCAGAATGCTAACCGATTTATTGCGGCAGACC